GCTAATTTAGATGTCTTCTTTGTTTGTTCTTTTGATTCTTTAGTATCTAACTCTAAAAAGTTCTCTGCACCCTTTTTCTTTTTAGCATCTAATTCTCTTGCTGCATCTTTATCATCCTCTTTCTTTTCTTTCTTATCTAATTTTAATTGAGAGTCAAGGATCTCTACTATTCCTTTTAATGTATTATTAATATTGACTAAAGTTCTACTAACCTCATTGATATTTTTTGGGTCAACACCCTCCATCGAAGCACCAGATCCCTTCGTACTCTTGGAACCCATGAACTTCTGCGGATCTACCTTTGGTTTTGCCTTAGTCTCAGCCATTTCGCTGCTGCTGTTTTAGATTTTCCTCTTCGATATAATTTTTTAATAAACTAATGTATATCTCCCGTTCCCACGGGATCATGTTTTCAATATCACTCAAACTATATTTATGATGCTGCATGAGGGCGAAGTTGATCTTGTAATATGAGACAAGATCCTCATGGAGCATCGCTAGTTGAAAAAAGCTGCTAGTCCTTCCAGTTTAATAGTATTCTCTTTCTTAGTCTTAGGGTTTGTTACTTTTATTTCGTGAGTAAGTTTAGGCATAGTAGTAAAGAACTTCTCCAACTCTTTAAACTGTTTAGAACCTAATCCCTCAAGAAAGTCTATCATTTCTTTCTGTGTAAAGTCTGCACTAGTCCAAGTCTCCTCCTCACTATAAATCATATCTACACAAGTAGCAATCATTTCAATAGATTGCTCAAATCCAACATTATCAACTTGGAAGTTTTCTTTGATAAACTCATCTAATGAAGGATACTTCATTCTCATCTTAAGTTTATCATCTAAGATAATATCTTTGTCATGCTCTGGATCAAATGTAACTTGAATAGCATCTAAATCTACAGTTACTGGTACAGTAGTAACACCATCATCAGGACAGGTGACTTTTATATCTACTGTCTCACCAACAGACTTACCTCTTACATTTAAGAATAAGTATTCAATATCAAATGTTGATAGTTTATCAATCTTAATTCCTTTTGTAAGGATACACTGTCCTAGAACTTGTTTAACTGCTCTAGCAATGTCTCCAATGTCATTACTTTCCATAGCAATGACCAGAATTTTTTCTTCTTTAACTAAGAATGGTCTGTATCTAATTTTCCTTTTTGATGAAGGAATAGTCAACTCATAGGTTGGTGCATTAATCTGGGGTAATGGCATCAGTTTTTTCCTTTAACTACACCACAAAGATATGACATTGTGGATTTGAATAGGTTACCATCTAATTCATCAAACATATACATGTTCAAACGAAATGCATAGTTTGCTTCAGTAACGATAGCATTTACCTGTGATTCTGTTACAGGCAGTTTATTTAGGATAGCACGATAATTATTTTTAAACTCTTTTTTATTGTCAATATCAGGAAATTTATAAAACGCAAGACCTTCATCTTCAAGTTTTAGTGCTTTCTCTGCTATATTTTTAAGAATTTGACCACCAGAGAGATCACCAAGATACCTAGTATAGTGATGTCCTACTAGAAGTTCTGGTTCTTCATGAGCAACCTCTTGAATACGCTCCATGTATTGCTTACATGCCTGTGAAGGATATATTTTCTCTCGCCAATCTATGCCGAAGAAATAATCACAATCCTCTGCTAAAGCATCATGTCTATACAGTTCTGGTATGTCCAGAGGTCCTACAATAGGATCATCTTTTAATCTTCTGACTTCTGCTTCTATAGTATGATATATGAAGTAAAAGTTAGAGATCAACTCTCGATAATTTTCTTTGTCTACAACACCTTTGAGGAATGATGAAACAAATTTAGTGTTCTCTGCTGCTGAATGAGATTTTTTAGTTCCCGATTTCAGTTCTTGTGCAAGTCCCATATCAATTTTTAATGTATATATTATAGCATACTTATGCGTAACCTGCATCTATTGCTTTTTTCATTATCTGTTGATCTGTTTCCGTTCCATCTAACTTAATGTAATCAGATCCATCATAGTTATCTAAGTCTTCCTGTGTCTTAGTAAAACCAGTGCTCTCAAGACCATCTTCTTTGTATATTACTGGTTTTCTATCATCTTTATTAGAGTTACCAACTGCAACTCCAGATGATACATTTGCATAGTTCTTATTATAATTTCTACGATCCAATGAACTTATCTTACCAAAGTAATATCTATCATATGCAAATGTAACCTGACATTCAAGCACTTGGTTGCCATCATATGCAACAGGCATGGAAGATACAGAAACTGGAAAACAATTTAAAAAATTATATTCTACACTTCTAAAATGATCTTTGTCAAACTTTTGAATTTTTATAGTATCAACTTTGTACTCGTCTGGATACTGCATTCTATGATAGTATGCAATATTTGACCTATCTACCTCATTATTAGATCCAGATGCTATGAACTCATGCCATAACTCAAAAAATTCTAGTGTTCTGTATTGATTATCAACATAAAAAGTAAAAGACACATCAGTAAATACTCTTGAATGTGCCATTTTTTCAACAATACCCATTCTCTGACCCTCTACCTGTGCTGTTGCCATAGTAGTTGCAGGTAATTCAGCACTATTACATAGTAATCCTAGATCTCTACTAATAAAGAAGTTAGTGACTCTAGGAGATCTTGAACTAATATATCCTCTTAATTGTTGCAGAGCACCAAAACCTGAAAAGAATACCTCGTAATGGTTTGTCGTAGCAACTCTTTGGAATAAACCACGAATTTGTTCTGTTTTTTTGATTCTTGGGTACTTGGGCACAATAAATACCTATGGGAACTTATGAGATTATGGCACACTCTGGCATATTTAGACCTCGTAACATAAAAAAGTATAGAGGAGACTACCGTAATATTATTTATCGTAGTTCTTGGGAGAAAGTGTTTATGAGGTATTGTGATAAGAACAGTAATATATTAGAGTGGGGATCTGAGGAAACAATCATACCATATCGTTCACCACTAGACCAAAGAATACATAGATATTTTCCTGATTTTTATATAAAAGTTAGAGATAATGATGGGAAAGCAAAAAAGTATATTATAGAAATAAAACCTAAAAAGCAATGTATCGAACCAAAAGTACAAAAAAGAAAAACTAAGAAGTATATCAGAGAAGTCATGGAGTATGCCAAGAATCAAGCAAAGTGGAAAGCAGCAAGGGAATACTGTGCTGATCGACACTTAGAGTTCAAAATTCTTACAGAGGATAACTTACCAGTATGAGTAGATTACAAGAAGTAGTAGATGGAGCAACTGGATTAAGAGATCCAGAGGATATTATGGAGCAAATTATGGAGGCACTTAATGATACTGTGACTCCTATTCCTGATCCTGGCAACTATTATACATTCATATACAATGCAAAAACACCTAAGATAAGATATGATCAACATCCTTTGATTGCATGTACAGATATACAGCAATGGGGATTTAGAGGATTCAATTATCATTGGGGTTTGATGAGAAAATATACATGGAATGAAGTAGCAGGTCAACTATATGAAGTGCAGTCAAATGAGTTGGAAGATGCAAGACAATTAAAATATGCAAAATTCCTGCTAAATAGTTAAAAAAGGGTCGATATGGCAGGAAAATTAATGAGATATCCTACTGATATGATAGATTCCAGTATGGATTATTTCAAAATAGAAATTTTAAAGAATATAAAACAGGGTGGTGGTTTTGGAAATATTTCAGATTTATCTAGTGGTTCTAGGGCAGCACAAATAAGCGATCAATATACTGATAAACCTGCAGAAAAGACTATTATATTACCAATACCAGGCAATATTCAAGATAACAATGGTGCTCAGTGGGGAGAGAACAAACTAAATGATTTTGCTGCAGCAGCGTTAGGGATAGTAGGTTCAGTAGTTGAATCAAATGAACTTGCAGATATACCTGGCAATGTAACTAAAAAAATGAACGAACTACAGAGTAGTGGTGGTGGATCTGATGTTGCAAACTACGCAAAAATGGTTGCAGCAACAACAGCAGTAAACGCTCTTGGTGCTAATGTCACCATAGGAGGTTTGTTAGCAAGATCATCTGGTCAAGTTATAAACCAAAACTTAGAAATGGTATTTGGTGGTGTAACAATAAGAAGTTTTAACTTTGGTTGGGATTTAGTTCCTAGAAGTAGAGAAGAAGCATATGTTGTAAAGTCAATAATTAAAAATTTAAAAATACATACTGCAGCAAAATTAGATAATGAAGGTATGGGTTTCTTAAATGCTCCTGATATATTCAGAATAGGATACTTTAAAGGAGGGACACCACACCCATTCTTAAATAGATTTAAAACATGTGCATTAACTAATATGTCAGTAAATTATACTGGAAGTGGTACATATGCAACATATGATGATGGTACACCTGTGCATATGAAATTAGATTTATCATTTAAAGAATTGAATCCTATTTACAGGGAAGACCATGAAGCAGTCACTGATGCGGTAGGTTTCTAATGTCAAAACACTATTTTAAACATGTACCAGACATTAGGTACAAAAATCCATTAAAAGATTCTCCTAATAATGACAATTATGTCATCATTAAGAATTTATTTCTAAGAGCAAAACTTAGAGATGATGTTTTTACCTCAGTTACATTTCTAAATTCTTATACAATACAAGAAGGTATGCGACCAGACAATGTAGCAGAAGATTTATATGGTAATTCCCAATTAGATTGGATTGTATTAACTGTTGCAAATATTGTCAATGTAAGAGATGAGTGGCCAATGAGCAGTGATGTTTTATATCAGTACTGTGAAGATAAGTATGGATTAGCAATAAATGATACAAGACACCATGAGACAGAAGAAGTCAGAAATGCTGAGGGTAAATTAATTCTTCCTGCAGGTCAGATAGTAGATAAAGATTATACAATACCAAATCCTCTAGTCTTCAACACCACAATAAATCCAGTGGTTCCTATTAGTAACTATCTAATAGAGACTAGAGAGAATGAGAAAAAAAGAAATATTAAAGTATTGAGAAGAGAATTTCTAACTCAATATATTTTAGATATGAAAGGAGAGTTGGAATATACTAAGTCTTCCCAGTTTGTCAATAAAAAATTAAAGAATACTTAAAGAAGTTCTTCTAGTTCTGCAACACTAGTTGCGTTAGTTATTGTAGTATATGGTACTGCAGGGTTTGATTTGAGAGATGCAGACTCACCCTTCATGTCTGCTATTGATTGTATATCTGCGTTTTCCTTTGCGATGGCAAGGTATTGTGCTTCTAAAATTTCTGTTGTTTTAGTCTTTGCTATGGTTAAATCCACACCAACAGACTTTAAGTTGTGGTCATACTTCCAAGCATCCCTAAACAAATTAGAAGGTAGAGAAGATGGTTCAATTAATGAATAGTCAGATGTAGGTATGTCTTTTGCTATTACAGCATCATCTGATAGAGGACAATCCATTGTAGGGATTACCACTCTACAGTTGCCACTAGCATCTGAGTATGCAATAACTTTATTGCGTGACATTACTCAGCACCTGCACTTGCTGAAAGACTAAGTGCCCAAGGATAAAGTATTAGAACTTTCTTCTTGGCATCATCAGCATCTTTCGCATATACATCTGCAGTGAAATTACCATTCTGATTATCTGTGTAGGTCACTACAAAGTGATTTCCTATGTATCCTGCCATTTTAATAATTTGATAGAATAAAAAAAGAGGGAGTAAATCCCTCTTGTTATTTATATTTACTCTTCAGCTAACTTCTGAAAGTAAGATAGTGCATCGTCTTCTGCGGGACTATTTGCTTCGGGAGTTCTTCCCTCACTTAAATCCTCTAACTCTGCTTCCTCATCTATTGGTGAGGTTACAGGTGCTTGGTTAAGTCTCAATACAGACTCAAGACGCTTTTTAAGTTCGTCATAAGTCTTGAACTGATCAGGAGCAACTATTTCAGAAAGAGAGTATTCTTTCTTCCATATTGACTCTAAAGCATCATCATCTTTTAATAATGGTGATGCTGCAGCAAACTCAGAACTATCGTAGTTCCAGTAACCTGCAACTTTCTTGATCTTAACCTTAAAGTCTGCTCCTTGCCAGAAATCAAATGGGTTTAAAGGAGTTTCATCTTCAAACTCAGGTTGCATAGCACCCATGATCTTATCAAAGATCTTTTTACCAAACTTGTAAAGGAACACTTTACCCTCATTCTCAGGGTTTGCAGGATCTTTTACAACATAGATGTTAGAATAGAATGCTAACTTACGCTTTTGATTACGAGCAATTTGCTTATCAGACTCCACACCACTATTCCAAAGACTAGTGTTGAATTCTGAACAAGGATCTTTTTGATTCAATGTAGTTAATGAATTTTCAATGTACCACCCGCCAGGTCCTTGAAAGGCATGGGAATACATTTTTACCCAAGGGAGATCTTCTCCGTCAGGTGCAGGTAGAAATCTGATTACTGCGTAACCATTACCTGCCTTGTCAACCTCTGGTTTCCAGAGTCGCTCATCTCCACTGCTAACTTTGTTGGTTTTCTCAACCTCTTTAACTAACTTTGCAGTTAAACTGCCAAGTGAAGATTGTTTCTTAAGTGATGCGAAAGACATTGGATTAATTGGATTAAATTGGATTTGGTCTGTGTGACTTTATTATAGAGCTGTCGTGCTCATGTGTCAAGTGTTGCTTCTAACCCTTTACGAACTTTTTCAAGTGTTACTTGCATGTTTGCAAATAAGAGGTTACAATCAACATCTTTTGGGAACCCCATTACTATAGCGGATTTTCTGACATTTTCTGCCATTTCCTTTGCACGAGGGTCATCAGATAGTTTCATACGAGTGTAGAGTATTTGCTGTTTGTCGAGCAATACATCTAACTCATTTAAGTGTTCAATTTGTTCTGGCACAGGAAGATCTGGGAATTGAAATATTCTCCCATAAATCTCTTCTTGCATCTCATTGATTTCTTGCATCTCATCACGAACTATATCGGAATCGAAAAAATCTGCCATAAAATATCTCCTAGAACACTACTATTTATGCGACTAAATCATGGTTGCTACCAGAATTACTCGTCTTTTGTCTCTTGGAGTTTGCATGTAATGTTCCCCTGTAAACAATATTATATCATCTTCTTGAGGTATATGCACCTCATCTTTATATGACATTTCATTCTTTACAAAAGTAGATCCACCTGCATTATTCAAGTACATTATAAGGTTACCATGTGCAAATGTATGATCCACATGTGGTATAGATGCAGTTACATCTTTTTGTGGATGAACAGCATTTACTGCTATTCTAATAAAACTATTAAATGGTACTTGATTTTGTTTTAGTATCTGACTTAACATCTCAACAACACCATGAGTTTCTTGAGGATTGTCTATTACAGGATATCCATACTGTTCTGGTCTTTTCATAAATGAATGACAATAGAAAGGTAGATCCACTTTAGACAAGTCATTCATGTCAGGTGTTGATGTTGGATTATATTTCCATTCAAAACTTGTGCTGTTTACCCATCTTTTAAAATCAAGGTAATCTGCAGTTTTTGGATTTTTTAAAATTTTAATCATGATTTAAACTTAATATTAAAACTAGCACTGATCCTCTCATGATCAGTTTCGTTTGGTTCTGTGTTATGTAGTAATACAGAAGGCCACATTGCTAGAATACCATTTTCTAATGGAAGATGTTGATAGTAATCAACTATTCTTGATATTATAAAATTACCTGCTAGTAGTCTATGTGGAGAAGGAAAATATAACTGACCATCCTCTCCATTAGTTTTTAAATAATATACTCCTGATATATCATAGTTACCATGATCATGTTGATGAATATATTTACCTTTAGTAGTTCTAGTCAACCATGAATTATCTATAAAATAGTCTAAATTTGTTGGTGTTGCTAATTGTTTGAGATATTCTCTTAAATGATAATCAATACAATCATTAAATATAGTGCAATCTTTAAGTTCATTTGCAGTAAAGAAAGAATCATTTACTACACTTAGTTCATTTGTGTCTTTTGTCCATTGAGGATTTTGAGCAAACTTTGCTTTATTATATACATCATAAAGTTCTTCTTCTATTTTTTCTTTTGCTTCTCCCAACACTTTATCAACATATACTGGCATTGGGAACCATGATAAAGTAGGCATTATAAAGGAAGTTTTGCTCTAGAGGTTTTTTTCATAAAATTAAGAGTGATAGCATCACACTTTAGTTTTTCTTTCAATGGTTTAGACACTAATTTTGTAATAGAGTCAATTTCTATATTATTCTCTTCACAGTAGAGAACAATAGCATCAATATAATTTATTTTCTCTTGTTTAACAAGTTTTTCAATCTCTACTGCAAATTTTGCAGGATTCATGAATTTCTTATTCAACTGTTGATTAAATTCATTTTCCATGTAATTCTAGTTGGTAGTTTAAAAAGCATTCGATGTAGTTAACGAGTAATTTGATATACTTTGCTTTATCTCTTTCTTCATAAACAACACAATCTCCATTCTCACATGTCATTATTATAACAAGTTTTTTGACAGATATACCTGTTAGTTCATAGTACATACAGGCATATGCCGCTGCTTGAACGAAATATCCATCAATCCAATCTCTTGGTTTTGGTGCTGCAGAGGTTTTAAAGTCAATAACTGCTAATTCTCCATCGTATTCTGCGATGCAATCAACAGTACCTGCGACACCTAATTGTTTACTGTACAGAGATCCTTCTAATGCGTGGATATTGTCAATATTGTTTAGGGTTGGTTTAGCAATCTTGTATAGAAAATCTGATATTGGTTGAACCTCTGGCAGAGTTTCTTCATTTAATAAGTAATGTTCGATTAGAGTGTGAGTATCAGTTCCACGAGATGTTGCCTTTCGGGTAATCTCATTTGCTTTATCCTCACCAACTTTTTTCCTCCACTTTGCAAACTTCTCTCTATTCCAAAAAGAAGTAACAGAAGTGATTGAGACTAATTTAACAAATTCGTCTGCATCAGGAACTTTATAGTATCTTACACCGTCAACTGTTTCTCTCTCCAATGGAGGTAGAACAGCAGGAACATGATTAAACATTACATAGACATTGCTAACTTAACAGTAAGATATTCTTTACACAATCCAGAACGAACAATATCATCAAGACCGAATTCTATTAATTCGACTGAATCCATCTGCTGTAAGATTCTCATAAAGTCTATGATACCATTTCTCTCTTTATCTCTGGTAAGGTCACTTTGAGTAGCATCACCACAGAACATGATTTTGGTATCTTCTCCTACTCTTGTTATTATACTATCTAATTCGTGAAAATTCAAGTTTTGACATTCATCAACTATAACAATTGCATTATCAAGTGTTGTACCCCTTATAAATGAAGTGCTCCAGAAGGATATTGTCTCTTGAGTCTTTAAATTTCCATATAACATCTCAAATTCAGCATCAGTAGACATCTCAAACATGTATTTGACCATGTTTTTATAAGGTATCTGATATAATGCTGATTTATCTTCATGGTCGCCAGGTAAGAAACCGATCTCTCTCGTAGATACTAGGGATCTGACCATGTATATCTTTTGATATGGTGTGCTATCATCTAATACTTCTTTTAGTGCGTTGTAGAGGGTTATAAAGGTCTTTCCTGTACCTGCAGCACCATATGAGAAGATATGTTTACCTTCCTTATAATAACCAAAAAACTTTTCCTGATTTTCTGTAATAGGAACTATATCAACCAGATAATCACTGCTAATAGGCTTTTTTCGCCTCATTTGTTTAGCACTTAGTCCAATTCCTACTGCTGCTGCAGGTTTTCTCTTTCTTGGCATTTAGTTAATAATTGTTAAACTTCTTGACATTAGAACGAGGAGATTGTTTCCCTACTCTATCGAGTACTTCATTCCAACCACCATCTAATTTATTTCTCCAATCTCCTACCTCAGCAGTTCCACCGACTCCTTTTGACCAGTCTTTATCCCAGTCAGGGTTGTCTTTTCTCCACTGATCGTATTCTTTCATAGACATAGAGAGTTCTTTCTCTTCTTTTGTCTTTAAATTAATAACAGGGTATGTTGGCATACTAAAGATTTTTGAATTCAGATAATTTTTGTTGTTTTTTTGCGAGTTTTTTTGCTTTTCTCATATAAGTCATCTCTGCTTCTGAATAGAGATGAGGGTTTTTAAGTGCTTCCTTCACTAACTTGATAGTCTTCTTGTGCATAGTAATCTTCGTAAAATCGGTATAATCCGCCAGGATATGATTCGTTTCTAGCGATCCACTCATCTGCACACTTGTAATAAGAGGCATTTGAATAGGTACTTCTACCATATTTAGTTAACAAAACTTTAAGTACAAATGCTCTCTTGTTAAGAAATGCTTCAGTCAGGGTATCCATCGTCATCCTCCCATACTTCGTCATAATCGTCAATTGGTAGATTTATGTTACCTTGCTGATCTTTTAGATATGCATCTGCATCAGAATAAACCTCTGATTCAAGTAATTCTACCAGAGATTTAAGATTCTGCACAATTAACTTAAGTTTGTCCTTATTCATTTAGGGTAGATCTATCAGAGGGTGATCTAAAGTATTTGTTGATGATATCAATCTGATCTTGATATTTTGCGATAATATCCAATTCTTTCTCAATAGACTCTAATATGTCAGTATGTTCACCAACACCTGCAGGGTGTTCTAGGTAAATTTCGACATTTGCCTTATGTTTGGCAATATCGCCTTGAGCATGTGCTAAGAGTGCTCTTAGCATTTGTTCTCTCATGTGTAACATAGAATATTTGTATTTTAAATAGTATACCATAAAAAAAGAAGGGGTTCAACCCCTTCTGTACAATATTCTAGCTTCAGCATAGATGATTGAGAGAAAGATGGCAGATGCCATACAAATCTCTAAAGTTTCAATCATTTAGAAGAATGTGCGATTCCACGATATGTGAGATCGACCTTTTTCTTTGCTGTAGCTTTCTTAGTGTCTGTGTCATAAACGACACCACGATAAGTGACTTTTGCCATTGGTTTGCTCCTGATAGTAGTAGGGATTTTTAGCCCCGTTCCTTCAGTCGGCTTTTGCGTCCCTTTCGGGATGAACGAACCCGTTCC